AACATCAGGCCTAACAAACATAGATCACCTACAAATTTCTTCGCTTCTCTCTTTGCAGCTCTCATCGCTTACCAAATTAAACCTTCTAAACCGAAAATCGCTTATCCGTAACTCAGGTTAGATATGCTTTTGACGCAATTTTATCAAATATTAATGAATTTTCTAAAGAGGAGTAAAAATATGCCGGATATGGGATTATTTGAGAGAGAAGAGATAGCTATTAACTATGATGATTTTAATATAAACGAAGAATTAAAATTATTTGAAGATTGTATATCTCATCCGACCAAAATACTAATCAGATTATATATAAAGCCTAATAAGGTCGGCTCGCTTTATGTACCTAATAGTAAATCCGTTTATGAAGAAATGGTAGGGTATGTAGCTAAAATAGGTAAGTGTGCCTTTACGGGTGAACGCTACAGAGAATGGGGAGAGTGGTATAAGATAGGGGACTGGGTAGCTTTTCCAAGGCATGCGGGCATTAGATATAGCTATAAAAATTTACCGGTATTTTCAATAATGGATGATTCCCCTCTTCTAGTAGTATCTGATCCAAGAGACGTTAAATAATTAAAAAAGGAATAATACAAATGAAAGAGAAGGAATTGGAATTTGATAATAAAATTAATGAAGTTTTATCCGGCGTACTTGATAACAACAAACCGGAAGAACAGGAAGGTCTAAGCGAAGATCAAGTTAATATAAATCTTGAGGCGACCGATGAGCAACCTTCCATAGAAGAAGCCTCCGAGCAGCAGGCAGAGGAAGAACCTATTAAAGCCGCTGATCTATTTAAGGATAAATATTATCAAGAGAAGAAAAAGAGAAAAACCATTTTAGCCGATCGGCAAAAACTAGAGCAGGAAAATCAGGAATTAAGACAGTTTCTTAATGGAACTATTGAAAATAATACCAAATTGTATGGCCAGAATTTATACAATGATTTAGAGCGAATCAGAAATATAAAAAAACAGGCATTACTTAGCGATGATCCCGATTTGTTTTTAGAAGCCGACGAACTTCATAAAAAAACAATGATGAAGATTAATGAATTTGAGAATCTGGCAAGTAACAGTGCTACTGATAAAACAAAGCAGGAAGAGCCTCCTATATCTACTGAAGGCAATATTGATAATAGAATGGCCGAGCAGCAGCTTTCTAAAGCACAAGAGTGGTTAGATGATCATCCGGAATTAATAGAGGGGTCTTCGAATTATAATCCAAAAATCCAGAAAGAAGTTGCGGCTTTTATTCAAGAGTTAGATAAAGACTTAAGAAAGCAGGGTAGAAGTAATGAAATATTAAGCGATCAATATCTAGAAGAAATTGATGAATTTATCGAGAGCGTAAAAATAAAAAAGCCCAAAGACGGTTATACTACTTCAAATGTCGGAGGGGTTAGAAATAACTTTAGTAATCAGGGTTCTAACAAAATACGTATTACTTTGTCGGATTTTGATAAACAAATGGCTAGAGAATTGAAAATGAGTGAAGAGCAGTATTTAAAATATCAATATAAAAATAGAGCGTAATTAATATGAAAAACGAAAGAAGAACAAGAGATACGGAAAATAGAATGTTTGATAAAGACGAAAGTAGGACTTTCTATAATCATGATTATATTAGCCCTTTAACTATTCCGGAATATGTAATAAAACCCGGATTTGAATATTACTGGGAAAGGAGGAGTTTAAAAGGTCAAATGGATACGGCTCTAAGTATGGCCTATAAAAGGGGATGGAGACCGGTAAAAGTTAGTGATGATCCAAATAGAATTCCAAGCGACCTTTTGGAATTAGATGAGGTGGCAAAAACTTATATATGTGAAGGAGATTGTATTTTACTTGAGAGAGAAAAGAAACGCGGAGAAATAGAAAGAAAAAAACATAATGAATATTCATTAAGAATGGCTACTGAATCCAAAGCTTATAATTATAATGATAATAAGCCGACCGAGAACGCTTTAAACGTAAAGATATAAAATATCATGGCATTTTTTCCATCAACAGATACAGCAAAAGAAATAACTTTAACTGCCAATATCCAGCTGGATTATCCGTATTCTGCAAATCTTGCAAGCGTTACCGTAGCGGATATGATGGATGTTAGTGCTAGCTTAGGTAACTTAAATATTTTCTTGCCGGACGCAACACAAACTACTCCGGGATTTTCCATTAGTTTTAATAATGTCGGAGCTAATAGTTTTAATATTGTTTTAAACGATCAACTAACATTATTTACGCCTGTTGCTGCCGGCAAAGTTTTAACGGTATATTTATATGATACTACAACTCCTAACGGAAGCTGGCGGATAATTCCTTTCGGCGGCGGGGTAAACGGTATATCGGAGTTGACTTTAACTAGCTCGGATGATTCCATTACGGTAACGGGTAGTCCTGTATCTCCTCCAAGCGGCACGCTTAATATAAAATTACCCGCTCTTATTGCGGCAATCACGGAGCTTGCAACCGGGCTACCCGGAATACTTGCTCTTGATCCGGAAACAAATAGTTGGTCATTAATATCGCTTGTAAACGGCGGCAATATAGTAGTTACTAATCCTACGGGAACAACGGGTAATCCTGCTATAGGTTTAAGTAATAATATATCGGTAACTCAAATTACTGCCGGTAATATAATTATTAGTAATGATTTAATTACCAATGCCGATAGCGGCGGGGTCTTAAGTATCGTTTCAAACGGGACGAATTCGGCTTTAAATCTAAATAGTATTACTATTGACAGGGAGGGGAATTTAAGCAATGTCAATAATTTAAGTGTAGAAGGGGCTTTTAATGCTGCAAATGTTGCTAAAGCCTGGTGTAGATTTAGCAACACTTCGGGAACAATTGCAGTTTCCTCTAGCTGTAACGTCTCAGGAGTAACTTATAATAGCAGTAATTCTCAATATGTCATTACATTTACAAGTCCGATGGGTAATTTGAATTATGGAGTATTTATAAGCTGTGCCAATAATAATAGTACGCCTCCTTTAGCGCCGCGAATAGGATATGACGTTGTAAAACAATTAAATTCCGTAACCATAGTTTTAACGGATAGTTCAGGTGAAATGCTACCCGATATTCCCGAAGGTGTATCTGTTATGGTTTTTTCAACAAGTTAATTTCTATTAACTTAAGCTAAAATATAAGGAACTTTATATTTAATAATTTTCTCATCTCTAGTAATTATGGTTAAATTTTCAATGATAGCTTGAGATATAAGAAGTCTATCAAAAGGGTCATCATGATGTTTATCTAAGCTTTCGATAAAAAGTGTATGTTTAATGGCTATAGGTAATACGTCAAAACCACATTGTAATATTATTTCTTCTAAGTTACCTAGAACATTCAGTTTACCTAAAGATTTTTTAATAGTAATCTCCCAAGTATTAACGGCACTAATAAAAATAAGATTGTTAGGATTGCTGATAATTTGTTTAGATTGATAAGATAAATTTAAATTATCCTCTATCCACCAAATAAATGTATGGGTGTCTAATAAATAACTCATTATATTTTATCATAAAATTTAGATAATAATTCAGGGAATAATTCGTCAAAATCTTCGGACATTTTAACTTTACCCTTGCAAATACCGGGTCTGCGTGGTGATAATAATTTTTGATATTTAATTAATCTAACAATAGGTTTTCCTGCTTTACAAATGATAACATCTTCTCCGTCTTCCACTTTTTTTATTAAATTGGATAAATGAGTTTTAGCCTTATGTATTGTAGAAACTTGCATTTTAATAATTAATTTAATTTAGTTCAGTTTAGACTAAGTTTTAATTTAATTCAACATAAAATATAACCGATACTATCTTGATATTTTTATTTTAATTTATTAAAATTAACTTAAATCAAAAGTTTGCCACAACTATAAGGGCGTCTTTGAGTTTGTAGTTTTATCTCCGCAAAAAACTAGGTTTTTTTTTCCGCTATTAAAGTCGGGAAGCTTTAAGCTTCATGGGTTCATCTAGCCTTCTAATAGATTAAAAATTTCAAATACTATTTTTAATAATAAATATTTTTAGGTAAATATATGGCTTATGGCATAAATTCACCTTTTGGTTTAGTACCTTATGGTCATTTAATCAGCGGTGTTGATAATATAAAAACAAATAGCAATTATAAAATAAATGCTAATAGTTATAGTTTAAATAAAGGAGACCCGGTTGTATATGCTCCCTCAAGTGGCACATATAGTTACGCTCAATCTGCTGCCGAGATTATGTTATATAATCCTACTCCGGTTTTTGCAGCAGCATGGGCGGCCGGTACTCCTCTTAACGTAACAACTATTACGCATAACTCTGCGGCTCCCGGCGCAGCTGCCGTAGCTACTCCAAAACCGGCTATTCTTGGGGTGTTTCAGGGATGTTCTTATTACGCTCCTGACGGTACTTATATTGAACAAGAATACTGGGTAGCAGGAACACAAGTAAAAGCCGGAACTTATCCGATGGCTACCCTCATTGATGATCCCTTTGTTATCTGGGATATACAACTTAGTTGCTACACCGGAGCTTTAACGGCAGCAAATACTACATTTGCTTTATTACCTTGTTTGCAAGTGCAAGACGGTACTTGGCCTGATACGGGAAATGCAACTAATGCTGCTACGATAGGAAACAGCGCCGTTATCGGTAGCGGTATTGAATTAATGACCGGGAGCGCTATAGGAGCGACTAATAACAGTGCTTCATCAATGGCTACTATTACATTAAACGGAGCTGTAGCAGGTTATGCTAATAATCCTCTTATTGCTAACTACGGCGCAGCAAACGGTAATCCGTGGGGAGTATCTACTTTTTATGCTTGTCCGTCTTTAGCCGTTATTGCCCGTGCTAATGCCGCAACTACTGCTGCGGACATAAGCGGTGCGAACGAATATAATAGAAATCCTTATGTAGCATTAAACGTGGCGGCTCCCGGTGTATATACTCAAAATACTTATGCGAGTTCTACTTTAGGAACCGGATTCGGTGCTACTCTTAAAGTACTTGGTTTTACTCCAAATGCCAAGAACCTGCCGGGTAACTATGGTCAACCGGGTAATGCTAGAGCCGGTACTTATTACAATACTCCGTTCTTAAACGTACTTGTAACTATTAATAATCACGCAAAACTTCCAGGATTAATGCCTGTGACTGTTACTGCCTAAAATATAATGAGGTAATATAAAATGGCTATTAATACTCAATCGATTTATAATCTACTCCGCCCCGGGTTAAAGGCGGTTATAGGTTTATATGAAGATTATCCTGATTTATGGAAGGAAATGTTTGAAACTTATCCTTCTGAGCGTGCCTTTGAATTTGAAGACGAAATCAGAGCTCTAGCTCCTGCCGTCGAAAAACTTGAAGGATCATCCGTAGCTCAAGATACCATGACCGTTAAATACCAAACGATGTATAAGCATAAAACTTACGGTACTTCGTTTAGTATAACCGATGAGGCTATGAATGATAACCTGTATAAAAATCTGTTTCCAAAACAGGCTAAGGCACTTGCTCAAGCTCTGCGGGAGACAAAAAACCAGATTGCTGCTAATATTTTAAATCTCGGTAATGTTATTACTACTGCAGACGGCTATCCTTTGTTTTCTGCTCATCCGATAGACGGTGGTGCTACTTCTAGCAATACGACTAACGTTGCTTTGAGTGAAATCGGTATTCAAAATGCCGTAACTGCGATTTCTCAGCTCAAGCAAATAAGCGGTACTTATGCGCAGGTTAAATCAAAGAAATTGGTAACCGGCTCCAGCAATTGGATGGTAGCAGGTATTCTAATTGGCAGCCAATTTAGAACCTCTGTCGGTAGTGCTAACAACAATGCTTATGCCGGTGTTAACGATCTTAACATGATAAATCATGATAGTGTTTTCCCGCAAGGTTATATTATCAATCCTTTTATTACTTCTCCGACGGCCTCTTACATTATTACTGATGCGGAAAGAGGACTTATTCATTATGAACGTGAAAAAATCAAGGATTGGTCTTGGATGGATAATACTACTAGGAGCATATGGTTTGCGGCGCAAGAAAGATATTGTTTTGGCGTATCTAACTGGCGTGGTGTATTCCAAATCGGTCAATAGTTAATAAAAGGTAAGTTATGGCAGTTCACAGTAGAGCCTTAGCTAATATTCTTCTAAAAAACGCCCCTAAGAAGGGCGTTAAGAAGGATAGTTCTAAGGAAATCAAAAAATCTGATAATAAAAAGAAATAAATGAGTATTTTTAGACAAGCGGTAAATATTCCGACAGTAGCAAGCAGTAGTGCTAATATCGGTACGTATAACGGGCTAATACCGCCTACGCCGGGGAATTCGATTAACTTAACTTTAAATGGATCACTTGTAGGAATCAACGGGCAAGTCTCATTTATTAGTAACGGGTATGCTTCGGGTTTAAGTTTTACTAGCGGATTAAACGTAAGTACGTCTACTTTTACCATAGTGGGTACTTATAATGGATTAATTATTCAAGAAAGTTTAGCAGGACCTAATAATAACACTGTTTATACTAATAATTTATTTCACACTATTATTAGTATCAGTGCTACCGGTGGCGGGGTAGCCAATGCCTTTACCATAGGATCAAATTATAATATTGCCGTGGTACTACCTGACGGTAATAGTAAGTCCGGACTTACCCATCCTAATTATAATTATAGTATATTATTAAATTCTCTTACGGCAGCGGGGCAATGGGCAGCAGGGAACGCTATAATATACGGAGTTTCCAATATTGCTCCGGTATCGCTGCAGGCATCTAATCTTACTTATGCAAATAGACCTAGTAATTATTTTGCATTACCGGTTACGGGAGCAGCATTAGCAGCTATTACCCAGGCGCAATTAAATAACGGTATTATTGTCCAAACGACTTATCCTTATGCAGCCGTAATTGTTTATCTAGCAGCAGGTATTAATACTACTCCCGTTTATATTGAAATTTCGCAGAGTTAAATACTATGACTAAAAACTTTAAGTAGTTTTAAAAATAGAGGCAAATAATGGCTAAAGTTTCAGGTACATATGCGTTTCAATCACTTGAAAACGACGATCTGATTCTTGAATGTTTTGAGAGAATCGGGTTTGCCGGTGATCAATTAGTACCCGTTCAAATGCAATCGGCACGAAGAAGTCTTAATTTTCTTCTTCTTGATTGGATTAGTAAGAATATTAATTTATGGACGATCAATAAGCTATATTTGTCGTTAAATACAGGGCAGGGTAGTTATACTTTAGATGCAAGTATTACAGATGTACTTGAAGTATTACAACGCAATTTCACAAGGCAATTAAACGGAACTCCGCAATCCAATACGGCAGATACTTATGATGCCGGCGGTGGCGGTAATCCTTTATATGCTTTTGACGGTAACCCTCTAACAGCTTGTACTCAAACTGTTACTAATGGCAACATTTCTTATACGTATGGAGCAGGCGTATCTCAAACAATAACTTTTATAGGTATCACAAGCAATATTACCGGAAGCTATAATTTAGTTGTTGAGTATTCAAATGATAATAATAACTGGAATCTTTTAAATGTGGAGTGGTCTAATCCTTATGTTTATACGGCAGGAGTAACCAGATGGGCAGATGTTATTACTCCGCTATCAGCCATGACCTATAGAATAAGGGAAACAGGAGGCGGGACATTAAATATTACCGAGATTTATTTTGGTAATAATACCATTGATTTAAAAATGAGTCCTATAAGCAGGGATACATATCTATCTTTTGCGCAGAAGTTCTTACAAGCAAGACCGACGACTTATTATTTTGAAAAAACTTTAATACCAAAAATAAATATCTGGCCGACACCGACTAGTGATTATCAGGTTCTGCAATATTCATTCATACAAACAATGTATGATGCCGGTACTTTTTTCAATACTACTTCAGTTCCTGCCAAAATGTATCCGGCATTAGCTGCCGGTCTTACATGGATGCTGGCTGTAAAATATAAACCGGAGATGGCAGATAGCCTTAAAGCTCAATATGAAGAAACCTTTGCCCTTGCCACTAGCAAAGATAGTGAAAACGTTGATCTGACCTTAAATTACGACATAGGCAATTATTATGAGAATTGAGAGGAGGATATATCAGTGTGATCGCAGCGGAGAAATGCACGAAAAATTATATAAACAACTTGAGTGGGCCGGTAATCAGAAAGTATGGACGGGGTTATGGGTTGCAAAGGAATATCTTGATAAACCACAAGAGCAATTTAGAACTCCGGTTGCAAAAGATGATCCAAAACCGGTACCGAATCCAAGACCTTTTACTCCCGGAAAAATGATAAATGAGTGAGTCTATACTTTATGGATATAAATACAATTAGAGTATTATCACTTGACGGAGGAGGCGTTAGAGGAGTAATAACTTCCACTTTGCTTGATCTTTTCTGTAATCAAGCAGGCATACCCGGTAATCAGATATATAAATATTTTGATATTATAGCCGGTACTTCTATCGGGGGGATTCAGGCCTTAGCATATGCTAAAGGACTAACCCCGTCTTATATTAAGAATATGTTAATAAATAATGCCTCCAGTATTTTTAATTGTACTTATCCGATTCCCGGAGGAGGGCAGGCGGGTTATGGAACTTGGAGCGGTTATTTAACCGGTATTTATAGTTCTTTATATTCACAAACCCCTTTAGCTAATTTGATTAATAGTAATTTTGGAACAGATACTATTAGCAGTTATCAAACAAATGTATTAGTTCCGGCTTTTCAACGTTCAAATGCAGCAGGAACAACCAATGTGCCTGTTTATTATTCCAATGTATCTAATACTATTGTTCCTTATTTATCTGGTCAAACTGAATTATCGGCCAATGTTGCACTGGCAACTAGCGCTGCCCCCGTTTATTTTCCGCCTGCCGTATTTAATGGCTGTACTTATGTTGACGGAGGGATTTTTTTAAATAACGCATCGGCAATGGCATTATCGGTGCAAAGAGCAATAAAACCGACTGTTAACCGTTTTTGTATTCTCTCTATCGGGACGGGACTCGGTAGTATCGGTTATATTCCGGGTGAACCTTCCAGAGATGGATTAACATTAGGAGGAGCTATAGATAACTTGAATACGATAAAAATGGTGATGGACGTTTCTATGAGCGTTCCACCGGAAGGAGTATCGATAGAGCAGCAAATCATAGCTAATTACACTGTAGGTAATTTCTATTATTGCAGAATGCAATATCCGATTGATTTAAGTAGGGAGCCTGATAGCTCGCTAGATAATTCCGATCCGGAGTTTATAGAGTATATGCAGGATTCAGCTACTTCGTATTTTAATAATAACTTAAATAATATTAATAATTTTATAGGACATTTATTAGTATGAAAAATAAAGGGTTGTCTAGCGGAATAGATGTTTTATATAATTTTATCTCACCTATAACAGGACGCCTTCCTCTTCCTAATGATTATATTTTAATAGGAGCACCTGACAATTTTTCCGTCATGTCGCCTAAATTAATAGACATGCAGCTTGATATTATAAATATCAGACATTACGTAGATAATATAGCAGCGTCCAGTTTTATTATCGGTTTTCCTAATAATGATTTACCTAAAGCCCAAGTTTTAAGTAATTTAGATAATGGCTTTTTGTTTAATACGGACGGTATAATTAGTACTCAAGGAGCATTACCTCTGCCTAGCCTAGCTTATAAAAACATATGGATAGGCGATGAAAATAATAAGCCGGTAGCAAGTCCTACTATTCTGCAAACTAATCTTCCTCCCTTGAGCCAAAATAATATATGGATAGGCGATAGTAATAATTTAGCAGAGGCTAAGCCAACCATTACCATTGATAATCTACCGAATTTAGGAACTACAAGTATTAATGTACCTAATCCTCTTGATCCGACTAATCCGATTGTTATTTCAGGGGGTAAAATCTGGCACGGCACAGATAGCAACAGACCGGAAGAATCTAATGCCTTGTTAGTGGTAGAAGGAGATATTGCTCTAATTAATTTCAGGTTTTTTAGTGCTAATTTTATTCTTGGAAAAGGTAACAGCGTACTGCAAACATTAATGCCCGGCTCACAATTTCTCTCAAATCTCCCTAGTGGTTCTTGGATGCAGACAAGCGGCGCAGGAACAGGAGCAATTATTGCTGCTACTATTGAGCAGAATCAGTTATTAATGGGCGGTTTAAATAATGTGCCGGAAGCACGGCAAACTATAGATATTGCAAACCTACCTTCCTTAACTGACGGAAGAGTCTGGCAGGGTGACGCAGCAAACAGACCGATTGAAGTCCAGTTAAACCTTGCTCCAACCGATGCTACTTACATCATAAAAACTCCGAATGTCAATTTACCTGAAGCACAGGTTTTAGAGGAACTAGGGATAGGAATGGCCAAGATTGTTGCCGGTGGAGCTTTTGCTATTGCAATTGCCGGCGAGGATTACGCAACTGTCGCGCAGTTAGAAGAAATAAAGCAACAATGCCAGCAGTACGCAGAGCAGGCAGCTACTTCAGCGGAAGAAGCTGCAACATCAGCAGGCGAGGCGGCAACGAGTGCCGGTGAAGCCACTGCATCGGCGGCAGAGGCTACGGGAGCAGCAGCCGAGGCAACAGGGGCGGCCGCTGCTGCTAGCGGTTCGGCTACTGCAGCGGGTCTATCGGCAGCAGGAGCTCTTGCTTCAGCCGGTGCAGCAGCACTTTCAGCAGGTAGTGCATCAAGCTCGGCATCTGATGCTTCCTCTAGTGCTTCTGATGCCAGTCATTCCGCAAGCAGCGCAAGTGGGTCGGCGACTAATGCGGCTAATAGTGCTACTGCCGCCCAAACTTACTTAAATACTCTTTTAAACACCGGATTAACCTTGCTGGGAGATGTAACCGGTAGCGGATTATTAAATACGCCGATTGTGACAACATTTAAACCTAATCCGGTATTTACCGGTAATGGCTCAATGACTATGCCTGCAGGTAATAGCACTCAAAGACCTACTACCCTAATCCCCGGAATGATCAGGTTTAATACTTCAGTTTAACTTTATGATAAAATTTATTAATTAATTATAGGAGACTTAAGATGACCGATAACTTAAATGACAAGAATCTAAAAGCACCATTACCGACATCTACCGGAAAACCGGAAATTACTGACGGCACAAACTGGTTTACCCTTGCTACTGAAAACTGGGTTTTAAACACCATGGGTAGCGTGCCTGCGACTTTAGCAGCAACGACTAGCAATTTAACGGCTACTTATGCTAATGGTAGTAGTGGGGTGGGAGCTACTTTAACTAATTCAGGAACACAGGCAGCTTTAACTCTTGACGGTATAACGCTTGCTGCAGGTAACAGGGTTCTAGTTAAAGATCAGACAGCAGCTTTGCAAAACGGAATATATACGGTAACTAATATCGGTTCTACTACAACTAACTGGGTATTAACAAGAGCTACCGACTTTGATTCCCCGTCGCAAATGGTCAGAGGTAAGACTATCGATGTAATTAGCGGCACGGTAAATGCCGTAACATCATGGATGCTTACCGGAGCCGTTGCCACTGTCGGAACAGATAGTATTACCTTTGCAAGACTTGCAAAAAGTGGACTAGATAGTGTGTTAGGCACGACCAACCAAATTACGGTAACGGTTACTAATAATATAGCAACCGTTAGTATTAGCTCTAACCCTGTACTACCGGGCAGCGCATCGGTTACTATTCCAACCGGAACAACGCTGCAGAGACCGTCTACTCTAACTGCCGGAATGCTTAGATTTAACACCAGTCTCTAGGAGAGAAGTAAAATAGGTTTAAATAATGAAGCTTGAGTTTTTTGATGGGACTAGCTGGTATAGCGTTGCAAGTGAAAACTTTGTTAATACTAAAGTATTTGATATCAACTCAAATACTAGCGGTCAATTAAATATCAATCGTTTAAACGGTTATCCGGCAAATAGCTCTCTTTATTTAAGAGGAGACGGCACCTGGGCTACTCCGGCAGGGAGCGGGACGGTAACCTCGGTAAATATTGCAGTCGGAAGCGGTTTAACTGTTAGCGGTAGTCCCATTACTACTAGCGGTACTATAACAGTTAATATTAGCAGTATAGCAATAACACAGATTGCGGGCTATAGCGCTGCTCCTACCGATACTTTTGTCAGAGGCAATAATACCTGGAGTAAGATATATTCAAGTATTATTAATTTTGATGCCGACCTTAATAGCGGAGGAAAAAATATTAATGCTCAAACCGGGACATTAATTGCTAATAACCTTGCTGCTTATAATTCAGGGGTAATTGTTTGCGGCAATGCTCTTAGTATCCAGGATAGCGGTACTTATAAACCTTATAACGGTAGTTACGGTTATTTAAGTTCTTCTGGGGGAACCGGAACGTCCACGGGTCAGAATCCATACTCCATTAACTGCAATAACAGAGTCAAGGCTTCCGAGTTTAATGCCGTTTCTTCTATTAAAACCAAAAATATTGAATCTTCAGGCAAGTCCATAGAAGAGGAAGCGTTAAAGATATTTAATAAAATACCTTTCTTTAAATATAGCTATAAAGATAAAATTAAAAATGGCGAAGGTAGCACTTTCGGCGTTATTGCCGAATATTTAAAAGAAATCCTCCCTCATTATGTTCTGGAGGACAAAAGTTTTGTCCCTAACATATTACAGTCTTGCCTAATTAAACCGATAACGGAATGTAGCTACCACTTAGTATTTAAAGAAAAATTAACCGGTATTGAAGGGAATAAACTACAGTTAATTTTACTTAATCAATCAATTGAAGTAGAGATTTTAAAAACTACCCCAAAGCGGTTAACCATTTCCTCTTCTGAAAAACTACCAAACAACGGATTTGCCTACGGCACCTTTGAAACCTGTCCTTCAGTTACAAAAAATAAACTTTTTGAATTATCAATGGTGGTATTAAAAAACACCTTAAAACGTGTAGATATGCTTGAGAGAAAACTTGAACATCTACGATTCATTAATAACAATTAGGAGAATTAAAATGAATACAGCTCTAAAAGATATAAGTACCAACTTAAATGATTTAAAATTAATTACTAGCACACAAGTTGATCTATCCTATTTTAACAGCCTTGCAAGTAGCGTCTTTAGTGATCCGAGTATATATGCGAGTATACAATCGGATGTTCAGTTCATCAATCAGATCGGAGGGCAGCTTTTTAATTATTTTAGCGCCTCAGACCCAAATACTCAAAAAATATGGTATGTAGCATTAGAATCAGGTTTAAATCAGTCAATTAATGATGCCAATAACCTAATTAGTAAGATTCCGCTAGATAACCCAAAAGGAGCTGATTTAACAACAGTTTTAAATATTTTTATCGCAGACTGTCAGGCTATTTGTAAAATTATGCCGCTTGATCAGAATCAGGTAGCAGAGACAGTACCGGAAGAATTGAATTAATTAACATAAATTAAAAAAGAAATATGAATTTTGTAAATTATCTTCCTGCTTCTTTTTCCAATCTTGGTTATTCCAAACAGGTAATTTTAGAATCAAGTATTAACACTATATATGTTAATTCTATAACTGTATGTAATACAAGTAATAATGATATCAGAATTAATTTATTAAAAAATATCATTGGAACTGATAGTAGCTCAAATCAGACTTTTTTAACAAAAAATCTAGAAATTTCTGCTCCTGGAGCTAATAAAATCAGTACAATTAATCTAGTGTCTTATTTTGGATTAAACGAATTTTTGTCTGTATATATCAATAATAATATTACCTATACATGTCAGTTAATTATTTATTCTGGAGGAGTTAACCAGAACTTTGATTGTACTGTTAATTATAGTATATTTGTAGAAACACCAATTACATCTTAAAAAATGAAAGATAGATATATTAACGACCTTTTAGCTAAACAAGCTTACATTTCAGATAATTTGGCTCGCAAAGACCCATTTGACAAGGCTATTAGAAAGGCTGTCGAATCGGCTAAAAAATCTATAAAAATGGATGAGGATCAGGAAGATAAGGCACTTCGTAATAGCCTTTTAACCTGGAGCGAGGAAATGCACAAAATGCCGAGAACAAAAGGATTATTGGCTAATTTTGCTCAAGCCGGTAGAGCGTTGCTACCTGCATTAAAAACTCATGATATTTATGAAGATGCTGCCGAGGAAGAAAATTTAAAAATGCTACAACATGCACAGCAAAAGAAGGCAGCAGAAGAGGCAAAAGCGTCTCAGTTAGAGGCTGCAGCTTACCAAAGAGAAATGGCAGATAAACAAATGGCTCACCAAGGGGCTATGCTAGAAGAGCAGAAGAGGTATCACAATCAGTCTTTATTTGCTAAGCTTGCAAAAGGTATGCAGAAAAAAGAAACTCCTTTTGATAAGAAACACAGATTAGGAATAGAGGGGCTTACGCGCACAATTGATGATGCAATAGCTACTATTAATAGAAATCAGGAGTTATCCCAAAAGACAGGTCTAGATTCTAAAGGAGAAGCAGGTTTGATTAGAAGAGGTTTAGATAGCATCGGGATAGCACAATTAACACCTGAGCAGGCAGAAATACAAACTCTAGGTTCATTGCTAGCAGGCTATGGTAATAAGTTAATGAATTACACCAATCAAGTTGAATTTGAATCACTACCGCATATCTCACCATACACCTCAGATGCAACTAATTTAGCTACATTAAAGAAAATGAAGAACATCATGCTTAGAGATGCAGAAGAAGCCAAGCTAGATTCAGGAGGGGTAAATGTTCCTCCTAATACTACAAGAGGGTTAAGCGGATATGGCGAGGATGTTGATACTATTCCTAATAATTTTAAAAAAGTAGAAAACAGAGATAACGCAAGTGGATTTATAAGTTTATATGATCATACCAATAATAAATATTATAAAATTCCTTCTAATAAAATAGAAGAAGCAAAAAATGCCAACCCTAATTTAATAACCACAATAGCACAATAAAATGGCAAGATTTGATCTATCTCATTATGAAGTAAAGCCCGATGAAGAATTCGATCTATCTCAGTATGAGGTAAAAACCCCTGAGATAGATGATACATTTGAAAGAGCTTCTATAGAACAGGATGGTAATAATCAAGGAGATTGGTCTTATTATTTAAAGAACGCACCCGTAAAAGCAATAGCGGAAATTCCGGATATAATAGCTAATGTCCCTGAACTTGTAGAAAATTCTATTAATGCTAGTTCTGATTTAAGTGCTAATTTAATAAGAAGAAAAAAAGGTAAAGATTGGATAAAAAATCCAACCGGAACTGAAGCCAATTATTTTAGCGAAGAAAATATCGGTCGTCCTTCTAATGTTATTAAACCGATTTTTCGTAAAATAGGATTTGATACAGAAGTAGAACCCGCTAATAAAGAACAAGCTATAGTAGGAAATGCTATAGATTTTGCTCTTCCTGCATCATTATGGGCAAAGTTGGTTAGAGGACAAAAACTTCTTCAAGCAAGTAAAATGGCAGGAATTGGAGGAATACAAGGAGTATCTAGTGGCGTAGCTCAACATTATGGGGGTCTAGACCCTTTAGTTGCTGATCTAGCAGCTGGACATATTGAACCACGTTCTTTTATGAATAGGTTCTCAAAGACAGGAAGAGCACTTGCTAAAGAAAAAAAAGTTAGAAAATTACTTGAAGATAATACAAAAGAAGATGATTTAACAAAATTACATAATTTTAAACCGGATTTTGACGATGTAATTCCCGTTACTGCCGAAGTAGCACAAGTTCCCGGATTCTCAAGATTACATCAAGATACTATTGATTTTTTCCCTAAAATCCAAAATAAACAAAAAACGAATGATGCTATTTTGCGAGAAAAACTAAACTCTATCGGTGAAGAATTGACTCCTTCTCGTAATGAACTCGGTACTTCTATAAGAGAAATTACCACAAAAAAACTAAAAAAATTAAAAAAGCTTAGAAGTAAAGAAGCCGATCCATTATATGAAGCATTAAGAAATGACGAAGGCTTTTACCCTGTAGAAAACTTTGAATCTTATGTAGATTCAGAAATTCCATATCATGTAGGTAAAATAAAGCAAAATTTAATTGAGAAAAAAAATATATTACCCTCTTCTTTAGAAGAAGCAGAAAAAGAATTAGCAGCTTTAAAAAAGAATGTGAGTCTGGATTTAGGGAATACAGATAATTTAAGTCCTAAAATAAAAGAACAAATATTAAAAGACCCCACATTACTTAGGATAGAAGAATTAAAAGCTGAAATTAGTAAATTAAAAGAGAAAAAATACAAACCGTCTCATATTGATTCCTTAAAAAGCAGTCTTGCCGATGAAGCGTTTAATGAACAAGGTACTATGCAACATCATAATAATAAAGCAGCAGAAGCTTTAAAAAAGGATTTAGAACTTACACCTTTAGGCATTAAACATAGAGAAGTATATACCAAGAGGTCAAAACCTATTAATCAAATAGAAGAAGATGCTTTTTTCTCTGAGGTTATAAGAAGGGACAAAATAAAAATTACAAAATAGACCCTAAAAAATTACCTAATAAATTATTAGACTCTCCGGTGGAAAGTATATCATTATACAATGATATTATCGGAGATGCAAAAACTCGCAATATGACAAAAGCTTATTTAAGAGATCATTTTTTAAATAACCTTGATGAAGGATTACCTACTTATAGTGCAAACAAAAGAACTTATAAAAATAAAGAACATGTATTTAAAACTATTTTTAGCCCAGAAGAACAAGAAATGGCTGACAAAATCCATGAATATTTGAAAAATAGACATAAAGGTACATCAAAATTGGCTGCAATTGGTTCTCCAACAAGCGGAAGAAGTTATACAAAAAAAGAAATCACGGATTATTTAGGAGAAAAGACCCATACTCCTTATACTGCCTTGGGTGATCTCCCTATTATTAGAAAACTTCCTTTTATACCAAAACGCCTAAAAGGAATAACAGTACCAAATAAAAAGAGTCTTTTGAATCAATTGTGTAAATTCAGCCATAAGTACCTTAAATTCTATCCTCAAATTTTATCAAAAAATGAGCCATGGCTTCATTCCAATTTTGGATGGGCATAGTCCATT